TTTAGCGTTACCCCCAGTTGTCCGTACTTACTTTAGTCTGTACATGGACCCCCGTTTTATTAGTATTGTGTATTCGCATGATGCTAGTCCAAGCCCTGCAGCGACTCTCAGGCGATTTGCTCGACAAGTTCATTCGTCCTTGTCAAGCATATCGGAGTCATTGCTGGCTTCAGTGTCTGATCCGAATGCACCGTTTCGTCAACCCGACGGTTCGTTGCTGTTCGAGACACACGTTTATTTCCCAGACTCGGCTCCCACGTTGCTTGAACTCCAAGACTTTGGTCTTAGTTCTAGTGGTGGTGGAGCCAGTGATGAGCCCGATATCGTCGCTGATGATGCCGATATTGAGCGAAGTCTGGAAGATGGAGAGAAGGACCTTAGCAAACCTGATGCTGAAGTGTCCAAGCCCGCGCCGACCGTTGGTGTGGGCAGTCTTCAAGGAGAGAGTCTTTCGGAGCCTGCTCTAGGCGGCCCAGAGCCTGCGCCACGCGCCGACTCATTAACGACCTCAGTTCACGACGCTGAATCTCTACCGAAATTGCCGGACCCTATTGTTCTAAGGCCGCGCCCTTTGGTTGTGAACTATGTCCCCATTCTTTGGGACATCCTGAAGACGGAGTTACAGCGAGTCAATGCGAAGTGTATTACGATGATGATAGCGCACGGGATGGGCTCAAACCATTTGGCGCTTATCAGGCATTGGCTCGCGAATCTAGGAGCGCCGCGGCAGTTGGCGGGAGTTTTTATTGCACTGGTCATTGTACCGGTGTCGGTTAAGGGGATGGTGATGGCGTTAGCCGCAGCTCTACAAAAGGTTGCGGTCTTTACGTTGGGGCACGCTACACTCGTCGGTCTTTTGGCCCTTGGGTTGTATTTTGTCTTCCACGCGCCGGCACATTACCTTTTCTACAAACTCCTGTCTGCCCCCACACAACAATTCGATGACATTAATTTGTCGTCGGTGGGTGGTATACTGACGGCGCACTTAGATGTGAAGCGCACAGGCATTTCGCCTAGTCATCCGGTTGCATGCAAAAACCGAGACGATTTCGTGGCAGCAGTCAGAGAAATTGCGAACCTGTTCGGCAGGCGCCCTTTCTTTGTGGGATTATCGAAGCGTACCGCTAGGGGGCGCAAATCAAACAGCAGCGGGCAACCGCCAGCCGCCCCCCCCACACCGCAGCGCGATCGCGTCAATGTCGGCATTGCCCGCTTCTCCACCGAGGAGCTGGAGCACCTTAATGCGCCCGAGCTATACCACCGCGGTAATGACGACGTCTTACCCTTGGACATCCTTGTGTTTCAAGACACTGATTACTACCTCAACATGAACGAGATATTGATGTTGGGAATGCCGTGCTTGATTTACACGTTTGTCCCACCAAATGCCGGTGAAAGTGGCGAGGTAACATTTTGGTTTGAAGAAGATGACTATGTTGCTGGCGTTGTGCATGGTGGTAAGCGCTTTCGCCACCAGATATGGGATTATGGTGATGATCAAATTCACGTTTCGAAGTGGGGATATAGACAGAGCTACAAAGTCTATAATTACGAGTATGGGCGGGACCACATGGTGCGCTTGCTCATTCCGATCGGTTACGGTCATACACTGCGAGATCTCAAGTTAAGCCGGGTCAGATATGTCAACAACGCTTGTGCTGTTGTTAACAATGATGGTTCAGTTTACTTGGGTGTGTGCAGGGTTCCAGAATCGTTTTATCTCCCCGCGGACTGGTGGTCGGCTGCCCTTCGCGCCGTATTCCAGCGATCGTCGAAACGAGAGGAGGCATCTGTGGTGAAGTCTGACTTGAATATTGCGATTCGGCCTTATATTGTAGAGGAGATGGACAAAGCGAAGGAGTATGAGATCGATAAACGAGTTTCGGAGTTTGTCGATAAGCTATACCCATATGTTGTCGCATACACGACAACTTGCGATGTCATTGGCCTCGTGGGTCAGACCCAATATTCACGTCACCTCATCCCACCGTCGGTGAAACGAGCTCTGGCAAATGAAGAGGATTTGTTAGACGCAGCAATGTATGCTATGGATGATGGCACAGGTGACATCAACGACCCCGATGATGTCCGTGTCATTAAGAAGCAGATTGCTCCGCCTTTCATTCCCCCAGCGCTCGTCCCAGACGTTGCTTCAGGTTGTTCTATCCGGGACGCCATTGAGAAACGCGTCATAAAACCAAATATGGGAGCGATTGCAGCCGCTGAGGAGTTTGACCCCTCCCTCATCCCCCTAATGAGAGAGATAATCGGCTTGGTGTTCAAGAAGATTACGCTCGTTCCAGTCGATGACACAGAGGTCGCGGAACGGATGCGGACAGCAAGTCAAACCGCGCATAGGGAGGAATGGGAGCAATCCGGGCAATACGTAGCATCTACAGTCT